GGATAGAGTGCTCTTTAGTGAGAATTCAGAGTACGATATGAATATAGACGGTAGAAGCCTTTTAAGAATGCGTAACTTCGATATATTAGCTGTTTATGGGAAATGATAAGAACTTTACTTTAGATGCCTTAGAGAGGCTAATTAAAGCTAGTAAGGGAGCTGTTGACCTTCTAATAGAAGAGATAGAGAAACCACTAGTAGAGGAGGATGATGCTAAACGTAGGAATGCTATTAAAGCTAAGAGGGAGTGTTTTGAGGATTGTCAAGAGATTTTATTAGGCATTAAAAATCTAGAAGATAAAATAAAAGACGGAGAAAACTTAATAGAGGATAAGAAGGACTTTACAGCCTCTTTTGCCGAGAAGTATGCAAAACGAAAATAAAAATATAATCTACTTAATCCCTAATAGTAAGGGGGAGGCTTTAGAGTTTGATAATCTAACGATTGTCCTACCTAAGAAGCCTAAGAAGAAGGATATACTGTATCACGACCTACCTAAGAAGGAACAAAAATGGGTTAGGCTTGCTGAACCTAAAGGTTTAAATAGAGATACAGCCTCTAACTACGTGGATTATATAGAGGAGGAATTTAGAAGAAGAGCAGAGGGTCTTTGGTTTTATAACAACGGATTACCTACGTACATCACTGGTTCACATTATATGTTCATACAGTGGAGTAAGATTGATGTAGGGTATCCAGACTACAGAGCTGCAAACAGAACTTTCTTTATATTCTGGGAGGCTTGTAAATTAGACCCTAACTCTTACGGGATGTGTTTCCTTAAGAATAGACGTAGTGGTTTCTCCTACGCGGCTAGTTCAGAGACTGTTAATTTAGCTACACAGAGTTACGAGAGTAGGTTTGGTATTTTATCCAAGACAGGTTCTGATGCTAAGGTAATGTTTACGGATAAAGTTGTTCGTATATATAGAAATTACCCATTCTTCTTTCAGCCTATTATGGATGGTTCTAGTAATCCTCGTGTAGAGCTTGCGTTTAGAGAACCTTCTAAAAAGATTACAAAAAACCAAAAACATATAGAATCCTCTGAAGCTTTAAACTCTAGTATAGATTGGAAGAACACAGGAGATAACAGCTACGATGGTGAAAAATTAAGGTTACTTATTCAGGATGAGGCTGGTAAGTGGATTGGTCAGAACTCAATAAAAAAGAATTGGGGTGTAACTAGGACTTGCCTATTGCTGGGTCGGAAGATTGTAGGTAAATGTATGATGGGCTCTACTGCTAACAAATTAGAAGATGGTGGTGCTGAGTTTAAAGATATATTCTACGACTCTGATTGCGGAGAGAAAGATTTAAACGGAAGAACTCCTAGTGGTCTTTATAAGCTATTTATCCCTGCTTATGACAACTTAGAGGGATTTATAGATGAGTATGGTAACTCAGTAATAGAAACTCCAGAAGTGCCTATTATGGGTATTGACGGAATGGATGTAGACTTAGGGGCTAAGGACTTCTTAGAAAATAGAAGGGCAGCTTTAAAGAATGACACTGCGGCTTTATCGGAATTTAAAAGACAATTTCCATTTACCATCGAAGAAGCTTTTAGAAATGACTCACAAAGTTGTATATTTGACGTAGAAAAAATTTATCAGCAAATAGATTTCAATGAAGTTAACGATGTAAATGTAACTAGGGGTGAATTTGTTTGGAAGAGTGGGGTTAGAGATAGCGAAGTCGTTTGGCTACCTCATAGAAAGGGTAAGTGGCTTGTTAGTTGGATTCCTGAGTTGGAACATCAGAATGTTATCGGAAGTAGGTATAACAAGAAATTCCCAGGACGCTCAAATGTTTTGGTCGCTGGTTGTGACCCGTATGACCATGACACTACAACGGACGGTAGACGCTCAGATGCTGCTGCCCATGTTCTTCACAAGTTTACTATGGGAAGTGATGCTTCTATGCAGTTTGTTTGTGAGTATATTAATAGACCGCCTAAAGCTGAAATATTTTACGAAGACATGATTAAGATGTGTGTCTTTTATGGTTGTCAAATATTAGTAGAGAACAACAAGGTAGGTATATTAAAGTACTTCGAGAATAGGGGATACTACGAGTATTTAATGGATAGACCTGATATGACTCATACAGAATGGAGTAAAGGAAAGCAAAAGACTAAGGGTATTCCAGGTTCAGGAGCTGCTGTAATAAACGCTCAAGCAGAAGCATTAGCTACTTATATTTATGATTATGTAGGCTTAAATTTAGAAACAGGAGAAATGGGTAAGTGTTACTTCAATACTCTTCTTGATGATTGGAGTAGATTTGACATAACAAATAGAACAAAATATGATGCTAGTATATCTTCATCTTTAGCTTTACTAGCTTCTCAGAAATATATAAAACCAAAAAAGGAAGTTAAAGTTTACTCTCCTTTTGTTAGAAAATATAGTAATAAAGGTATGTTCAGTAAAAAAATCGGAAGATGATAAATAGGAGTAAAAAAGATTTAAACGGGTATCCATCCCCTCTGTCTAGCAACGAAGAAAAAGCCGACAAGCAGTACGGTCTTGAGTATTTCAAAGCTATGTATCACGAGTGGGATAAAGGAGGAGACAACTCTTTACAAGATAGAAAGGCTAGATTCATGCGTAATAAAAGATACGCGGAAGGAACTCAAGACGTAGGGAAGTACAAAGACTTACTAGACAACGAGGGAGATTCCTCTTATCTTAATATTGACTGGACTCCTGTATCTATTATCCCTAAGTTTGTTGATGTTATGGTTAACGGAATGGTTAATCAAGAGTACGACATTAAAGCTAAGTCTATAGATGCCATCGCTTCAGATAAAAGGTTAGAAGAGAAGAAGAAGATGTATGGTAATATGCTTACTAAAGACTTCTTAGAGTCTATGGAGGATGAAACTGGGATTCATTTAACTAAGAAAGGATTTGTAGCACAGACATCTGAAGAGATTGAGATGTTTATGGCACTAAACTATAAGCAGTCGGTAGAGATAGCTTTAGAGAAGTCTATTGAGTTTACTTTAGATGTTAATGACTTCAATGAGGTTAAGAGATTAATGATTCGTGATTTAGTTGTTCTAGGGCTTTGCGCTGCTAAAACTGACTTGTCTCCTACGGAGGGGATTAAAATTAGACACGTAGACCCTGCTAATTTAATCACTTCTTACTCAGCTAAACCAGACTTCAAGAACATACGACACGCTGGAGAGGTGTATTCTATCACTATATCTGAACTTAAGCAAATGGCTGGTAATGAGTTATCTGAAGAGGATTACATTACAATAGCTAACGAATACGCTGGTAAGAATAACAACCCTCAAAACTTTAGTACTTCTGCTTACTTTGAGAGCACTGTAGATACTTACGCTTACGAATACGATAAGTTTAGCATCAATATACTAGATGGAGAATTTATTACGGGACATAAGCTTAAATACGAAAAGAAAGAGAATCAGCATGGCGGTTTCTCAGTAAATAAAAAGAAGAGCAATTACAAGTCTCCTAAGGAATCCAAATACAAAAGAGAAGATTTATCTCAAGAAGTGAAGGTTGTTTATGTTGGTAAGTACATTGTGGGTACAGACTATATCTTTAATTATGATTTAATGAAGGATATGCCAAGAAAGAAATCAAATCTTTCTGAGACTAACCTATCTTATGTTATATACCAACCTAACCTTTATAGAATGAAGTCTCGTTCTATGGTTGATAGAATGATTCCTTTCGCTGACCAGATTCAATTGTCGCACCTTAAGATTCAACACATCTTAGCTAAGGCTAGACCAAAGGGTGCTGCGTTTGAGGTTGGTTCTTTAGAGAATGTGTCTAAAGGAGACGGTGGTACATTTACCCCGTTAGAGTTACAGGAAATCTATGACCAAACAGGTAACATATACTACAGACGTATAGACGATGAAGGTCAAATGACTGGAGCTGTACCTATTACAGAACTAGAGAATGGTATTGGCAAAGACTTCGGTACTTTAATCCACGTATATAATCATAATATGCAAATGATTAGAGATGTAACTGGAGTAAACGAAGCTAGAGACGCTTCCCAACCTTCTAGTGAAGCTTTAGTAGGAGTTCAGAAACTTGCCCTACTAGCTTCCAATAATGCTACTAGAGACATCAATGACGCTCACCTTAATGTTACAAGGAGAATCGCCCAGAGCATTACCATTAGAATGCAAGACTTAATAAACTTTAAAGGTCTTCATGGTATGTATGTCAACATCATAGGAGAGACATCTATGACTAGTATTGATATGATGAAGAAACTTTCTATTCACGAATTTGGAATTACCTTAGATGTAGCACCAGATGAGGAAGAGAAGCAAATGCTAGAACAAAATATTCAGGTATCTTTAGCTCAGAAAGAACTTAGACTTGAGGATGCTATAATGATACGCTCTATTAAGAATGTTAAAATGGCTAATCAAATGCTTATCTTAAGGAGAGAGAAGTATCAGCAAGAGCAACAAGCCCAAGCACAACAAGCTTCTGAAATGAACGCTCAGATACAGCAGCAATCAGCTCAACAAGCAGCTCAACTTAAACAACAAGAGATGCAAGCTGAAATGCAAATAGAGCAAGCTAGGCTACAAGCTAAAGCACAGGCTGAAGTTCAATTAAAACAAGTAGAATACGAACTGAAAGAGCAATTTGAGCAAGCTCAACACTTGAGAAGACTTAGAGAGATAGAATTAAATAATCTAGGTAAAGAGGGTGCTGCTAAAATACAGGGAGATGTTAGGAAATCTGTTCAAGAGCAATCAGCCGTTAATCAATCTAAAATGATTGAGCAGAGAGACGGAAATAGAGGTCCTATACAAAAAACTGATGAATAATATTGTGCTTAACTAAAAAAGTACTATATTTGCGAAATATACTAAGTAAATTTAATTAACATGGATAATAGAGAAGAATTAATTAAGGCACAGTTTGGGGGAGAAATAGTTAACCCTGAACAGCAACAACAAAATATTGTAGACTTAACTTCCTCAGAATCTGAGGCGGTTGAGGAAACAGTTACTGAAGCTCCAACTCAAGTAGAGGAAGGGGTATCAGGTTTAACAGAAGAGAGTTCTTTAAATACTGAAGAGACTAACACTGAGACACCTCAAGCTGAACAGCAGGTAGAGAGTGAAGGAATCAAAGAGGAAGATGTTTTGAGTTTCCTTAGCGAAAGGCTAGGAAGAGACGTTAACTCATTTGATGATTTTGGAAACGGTCAGGCAACGGCAGAAGAGTTAGAATTCGCAAGCGAACAGCTTCGAGTAATTAACGATTACGTCAAAAACACTGGTCGGTCAGTTCAAGATTACCTTAACACACAATCTGTTGATTTATCTAATTTGTCCGATGATGTCATTATGAAGGAGTATCTAAGGCTAGAGAATCCAGACTTAACTGAAGCTGAGTTAAGTGATTACATGGCAGATACTTACAGACAGAGTAAGGATGAGTACAGCGAGAGAGAATCAAATGTTGGTAAGGTTCAATTACGTAAAGACGCTAAAGCTGCTAGAGATTACTTCGACAAAGTAAAATCAGAATACGCTTCTCCTTTGGAGAGTCAAGATTCTGGTATGTCGGAAGCAGAGAAGGCTGACTGGGTAGGTAATATGGAATCTGAGGTTGACAGTCTTGAAGGTTTGTCGTTTTCGATGAACGAACAAGGTGATGAGTTTGTCTATAATTTAGATGATGATGCTCGTCAGGAAATCAAAGGTTACAATTCTAATCTAGAAAACTTCTTTGATAAGTATGTAAACGATGGTGGTGACTGGGACTTTGATAAGCTTAATACGGATATGTACATCCTAAATAACATCGACAAGATTGTTAGAGGGGTTGCTAACCAATACAAGAGCAAAGGAACAGAAAACGTTATTAACGAGATTAAGAATCCTTCCTTCAACCAAGAGAAGAAGGAAGCTACTCCGAAGCAGGAGACAACTCTTGAAATGTTGAGAAGACAAATCCTTGGATAGACCAAGGTACTAAAACGATAAATAATTAACTTTTAATTTTATAAAAATGGCAACAGTAAGTTTAGGAGCAAACATGACTCCAACCCCTTCCGCGGTAGCGGTAGCTACTACCCAAAACTATATTAGCTCTGCTGATTTAGTGGACCGTATGGATGGTGGTTCAACAGGTGACGGTCAGGCTTTACATAAGCGTGACGTAGACGAGCAATTAGTTAAACGATATGGTGACCAAGGTATTACTGGTTTAATGGAGCTTATGGGTTCTAAGAAGGAAACTTCTGCTAGTGTATTTGAGCACTATGAAGAGACTTTACTTCATAACCACTTTACAGGTACTATCTCTGGTGGAGATTTGACAGTTGACTCTGGATATAAAGACGGAAGCAACAACACAGTTCTTCGTGATGGAGATTTAATTTTAGGTGCTGATGGTGTTATGTACTACGTAACAGGACAAGCAGATGGTTCTGCGTCTACTCAACCAAACGCTGTATTCCAAGTGAAATTGGTTTCTAGTGGTGCGGTTGCAGGTTCAGTATCTAATCAAGCTTTTGCTGTAGTAGGTAACGCTTGGGCTGAACAAACTGACCAACCAGGTGGTATTACTCCTCGTGTATCTCACTACCAAAACAAATGTCAGATTATTAAAGAATCTTTCGTTGTTTCTGGTTCTGAAGCTACAAATGCGGTATGGGTGAAGACTGATGGTGGTTACTTATGGTACTTAAAAGGTGAGGCTGATACAGCTAAACGATTTAATGACTACGCTGAATTAGCGATGATTATCGGACAGTCTGCAAGCGGATTGGAAGACGGTGCTACAGATGGTGCTGGTAGTGGAGTTAACACTACTGAAGGTTTATTAGACTTTATTACAAATAAAGGTCAATCTATGGACTTAGGTGCTTCTGCTATTACTATGGCTGACTTTGATGCTGCAGTGAAATCTTTAGATAAGCATAGAGGTGCAAAAGAGATGGCTCTTTACGCTGGTATTAACTTATCTTTAGATATTGATGACTTGTTAGCTTCTCAGGGTGCTTACGCTTCTGGTGGTGCTAACTATGGTACTTTCGCTAACAACAAAGATATGGCATTGAACTTAGGTTTCAATTCGTTCTCTCGTGGTGGTTACACTTTCCACAAGAAAACTTATGACTTATTCAACCGTCCTGATTTATTAGGTGGTGATGGATTCAAGTACAACGGATACGGTATCTGTATTCCTATGGATTCACAAAAAGATGCTAAGTCTGGTGAGAAGATTCCTTCTTTAAGAATGCGTTACAAGGCTTCTAACGGGTACTCTCGTGAGATGGAGCACTGGTTAACTGGTTCTGCTGTTCTTCAAAACAAAACAAATGGTGTGGATGAGTTACGTTGTAACTACCGTACTGAGCGTGGAT